GGCAACTTTCTACGCGAATTGTTTTTTGAAAATCGGAAAATTGATTTCTCGATTCCAGCCGTTTTTTCCGGATTAACCTGCAAAACCCCAGCTATTTAGCCGATTCTCTCGGCTTTCATCGCATGTGCCTTTCTCGGTCCATATACCGCTACCTGCACATACCAGTCCTGCCGTCTCCTGATGTAGCACTCGGCCTTGACCAGCTTGCCATCCTTGCTGTACCGCATGTCACACTCAAAGGCAATCTTCCCTGTTTCATATATCGCAGGCATGTGCGCAGTGATGGGCATTCTCATCGTCGTTGCCGACTTAATCTCGATGCATGGGGGAGTCTCGTTCTTCAGGAACCTCGGCCAAACGAAGTCATCAACCTGCGGGTCAAGCAGGCCGTGAGCAAACAGCTTGCCACTCTTCGGCAACACCTGCGGCGTGTCGCGCTTGATGGCGGGAGCCACGGTCTCGTTGAACTCCATTTCGACCCTTTCCTTCACGTCACCGCACGCATACCAGTGCCACTCTGTCGGCAAGTCGATGTAATCTGACACGAGGCTTATGCAATACGGCTGTATGTCATTGCCAAGCACCGTGAAGCGCCTGTCACCCTCATCAGGCTTGGGCCACTTGTACGAGTAGACATCATCCAAGCCGCCCCTTCTGGTGATGGTGTCTTCCCAGTCTTCCAGAGCCTTGTGCTCGCGCTTCGGAACAACGCCCTCGGTGACTCTTCTGCCGTCGATGTACGAGCCGCTAGGCGTAACCCTGATGTACTCCATGCCTACAACCTTCCTCTCTTGCCATATAAGGAAAGTGTTCCCTGCGATTTCTTGGCCCAACGTGTGGCCTTCGGTAAGCGGTTCCACTTGTACAACATCAATGATTTGTCAAACATCAGAGATTAAACTACAATCCGATAGTACGAAAAGTAATATCAAACAATGTCGCAAACACACGGCGGCAGTTTGAAACGGCGCAGGTACGAGGGGTCGCGGTGGCGCAGGATTGGGCAGTTGCCTTCTATCACTCAAAGGCTTGGCTTCACAACCGGGAAGCATACATGACGAAGCCGATTGACACCCCATTCGGGATAGTCCCACCGGGACTGTGCGAGCGGTGTTACGCCCAAGGCACAAGGCGTCCGGCAAAGATAGTGCACCACGTCATCCATCTCACGCCTTACAACATCAACGACCCGCACATCACCCTGTCATTCGACAACTTCCAGCGCCTTTGCCAAGACTGCCATGCCGCCGTCCACAGCGGGGAAGAGGAAACACGCGCCGCATTCGACGCGAACGGGAACGTAGTCAGACGGGAGATTGACCTTGGCCTCTAAGAAGACACCAGACAGCCAACGCATAGCACGCCTCAAGGAAGAGTCCAAGAGCCTCACAGGCTTCGACAAGGCGCTGATGGATGACCTCATTGCGGAGTACGACGCATTGGCAACGATGGTCGAGGGGCTGCGAAAGTCCGTTCAGGAGCATGGGGTCATGGTCACCAAGATAGTCGGCGCTCACAACCCGCACGAGGACACCGTTGAGAACCCGGAGTTCACGACCTACCAGAAGGGCATAGCCCGTCTCGGTGACCTTGCCAAGAAGATATCTGACTTTGCCAAGCGCAGCGACGATGACGGCTCAGGGGAGGATGAGCTGAGTGCCTTCCTACGCCGATAATCCCTACGTCGATGCACAAGGCAGGACCGACGCCTACACCTATCTGGTGGAATGCCTCGACGGCTCGGTGGTCGCTGGCAGGAGAATGAAGCAGCTTGCCGAGAAAATGCTACCGAGAATCGAGGACGGGTACAAGCAGTGGCACTTCGATGTCGATTGCGCCACGAGGCCAGTGGAGTTCATCGAGCGCTTTTGCCGCATTCCCTCCGGCAAGCTTGGCGAGCCTTTCATCATGGAGCCGTTCCAGCGCTGCATAACCGAGCTTATCTATGGCTTCGTTGACGATAACGAGTTCAGGCAGATTCAGTACGCAATCATAGAGGAAGGGCGCAAGAACGGGAAGGCGCTTGCGCTTGACACCGAGATTCCGACACCTGATGGCTGGAAGCTCATGCGTGACATCCATGTCGATGACTACGTGTTTGGTCAGAACGGAAAGCCATCGAAGGTCATATCCGAATCTGACGTGTTCGACAAGCCGATGTACATTGTGACGTTCGAGGACGGTTCGACCATCAAGGCAAGCGCCGACCACCTCTGGACGGTACGCAGGGATGACTCGAATCCGTGGCTTGTGATTAGCACGGAGACAATCGCTGACACCCTTGGGACCAGACTCTACTGCGTGCCAGCATGTGCGCCAGTCTCCTACAACGAAATGGAATACGAGACGCCGCCTTACGACTATGCAAGGGCGCATTGCGATGATGTCATTCCTGACACATACCTTCGAGGCTCAATCATGCAGCGCACGGCATACCTTATGGGGCTTCATGAGGCATGTGGCTACACCTCATGGTCGAACTGCGAGACGTTGAGGCTTCCGAACATGGAGGTCGTTGAGAGCTGCAAGGAACTGCTCGCAAGCCTTGGTCATACGCACGTCCATGTCAGGGAGTCCAAGGATGGCTCCTATAGGGTCGAGTTCTTGTCCGACAGCGTGTCGAACGTGAAGTGGATAACCTCAGTGGAGCCGATTCCCAACGAGCCGTCAAAGTGCATAGCGATTGACAACGACTCGCACCTGTACCTTGCTGGCCGTCAGTACACAGCGACACACAACAGCTCTTGGGGTGCCGGTTTAGAGTCCTTTGCGCTTGTGGCTGATGGCGAGGGAGCGCCGCAGGTGTACAACGCCGCCACGAGCAAGTCACAGGCTTCTCTTGCCTACGGGGCAGTCTGGCGCATGGTGCGCCAGTCACCGACACTTCGCAAGTACCTTCGCAAGGGGATAGTCACAGAGCGTGCAGAGAGTGGCATCATCTGCGACTTCAATCTTGGCTACGCCACCCCATTGTCAAAGCAGACGGACCATCTTGACGGACTGGACGTGCACTTCTGCCTGCTGGACGAGATGGCGGCGGCAGAGGACCGTTCGATTTTCGATTTGGTCAGGCAGGGGACCGGGGCGCGTGAGCAGCCACTCATGATTGCCATCACCACACAAGGCTTCGTCCGTGACAACCTATGGGACCACGAGCGCGATTACGCCGTCAGATGGCTTGAGGGGAAGATAGAGGATGACCGCTTTCTCCCGGCCCTGTTCGAGCTTGATGACCGCTCGGAAATCTGGGACGAGGCCATGTGGCCGAAAGCCAATCCGGGACTTGGCACGATAAAGAAGGTCGAATACCTACGCGCTCAGGTTCTCAAGGCAAAGAATGACCCGTCCTACATGCCTACGCTGCTGACAAAGGACTTCAACCTTCCCGCGAACCAAGCGACTGCGTTCCTCTCCTTTGAGGAAGCGGTCAACGAAGAGACGTTCGAGTTCGACAAGAACCAGTTCCGCTACTGCATAGTCGGCATGGACGCGGCAGACACCCTTGACCTCAATGCCGCAACGGCCCTGTTCATGCGGCCCGGTGACAGCAGAATCTACCGCCGCTCCATGTACTGGATTGCCGAAGAGCAGGTCAAGATTAACTCCAACAACCAGCGTGGTCGTGATGGCGTCCCGTATGAGGAATGGGCCGCACGTGGACTCATCCGCATAGTCCCCGGCAACACGGTCCCGCGCACGGTATTCCTCGACTGGATTCAGGAGCTTGCCGACGAGGGCTTGTACACCCGCTACATAGGCTTCGACCCGTGGGGCTTCAAGCCGTACATCCCAGACATCAATGCGATGATAGGGGAGAGCAACGTCGAGCAGGTGAGACAAGGCGCACTGACGCTCTCTCTGCCGATGAAGCAGCTCAAGGCGGAACTGCGTGACCACCGCATCGTGAACAACCACAACCCCATTGACGAGTGGTGCAACCTCAACGTCAGCGCCAAGGTCGATACCAACGAGAACGTGACGCCTGTGAAGAAGGCCGGGGCAACGACGCGCATTGACGGCTT